AATTCGTATCCCAGCCAAAGAAGATAGCAGCGAAGACTGCAAAGTTTAGGAAGGACTGAGCATGGCCGCTGGAGTTAAGCACTATTTTAAAGACGGCAAAGAGCATAAGGGTGCTACTCATAAAGACGCTAAAGGTCGTCTCATGTCCGGCGCAACGCACACGGCGTCTAGCAAGAATTTGTTCCATAAGAAAGATGTGTCGGCCACTCCCAAGGCCCCTGCAAAGTTTAGGAAGGCTTAACCATGGCTGTAGTCGTACCTGATCTAGCAGAGCTTTTTGAAGAGGCTTACGAACGAGCCGGTCTTATTATGCGTGGTGGGTACGATCTAAAAACAGCTCGCCGTAGCCTGAACATCCTTACGCTAGAGTGGCAGAACCGTGGGTTAAACCTGTTTACTATTGAGTCGGGTACTATCGCTCTCGTTGCAGGTACAGCTACTTACGATATGCCTGCTAACACTATTGATATCATTGAACACCAGATGCGCACCGGGACAGGTACCTCACAGCAGGATACAGCCATTGAGCGGATCAGCGTATCAACGTACGCACAACAGACGAATAAGAACACAACTGGCCGTCCTACCCAGATTTTTGTTCAGCGCCTACCTACCAGTACAACGGTTACATTGTGGCCTGTGCCGGATGCAAATTCTAGCTACACGCTGTTCTTCTACCGCTTAAAAGGTATTGATGGCCTAGCTTCTGGTGTTGGTGGGGAAGTTACTAACATTCCTCCACGGTTTGTCCCTGCTCTCGTTGCAGGCTTGGCTTACTATATTGCCATGAAGAAACCCGAAGTTGAGCGCCGTGTTATCCCGCTTAAACAAGAGTATGAGTTCCAGTTTGAACTTGCTGCTGACGAAGATCAAGAAACGGCTTCAATTCAGTTCGTTCCGCATGGTTCCTTCTCTGTGGGGGGCATATGAGCTACGCTGCTGGTAAACGCGCTTTAGGAATCTGTGACCGCACTGGTCAGACATATAAACTGTCTGAGCTAGTCTGGGAAGTGCAGAACGGCGTCAAAACCGGATTCAGAGTAGGACGCGACGTAGTTGATCCAGATCAACCGCAAAACTTTCTAGGGCGGGTTAAGATTAATGACCCGCAATCTCTGCAGAACCCACGTCCAGACTTTGCTCCGGGTAGTGGCCTATTTGGGTGGAATCCTATTTGGAACAATGCGCAATATATGGTAGGCTCCGTTGGAAGCATTACCGTCACAACGACGAATGGAGTATAAAATGGCCGATAAGAAGACATACAAGACTGCTAGTGGCGCACAGCAATACGGTAGTACAGAAGACTTTAGGAAGCAAAAAGATGCTTCTTTTAAACGTTTTTTGGAAAATCCAACTACAAAAAATGCGCTTATGGAAAATACGATGGGCGCGGGGTATTATGGGGCGCGTTCGAAGGAATTTAAATCAGATACTTACGGTGAGTTGGAACAACTTCTTTCTGGATTTGCAAAAGATAATAAGGATAAATTAAAAAAAGAAGAAAAGCCCAAGGCTGGCCCAAAAGGGAATGTTAAGAAAATGGCTGAAGGTGGTAAAATGTCCGATCTAGCACCAAAGACTTCGATGCGGCCTAAGCCACGCCCAAAAAGCATGGAAGCTCGCACAGTTAGCTCATCTAAACGTGGGGACAGCGGCCCAGCTGCAGGTACACCGAATCCGTTGACCGACTATATGGATAAAGAGCGTAAAGAACGTCGGGAAGACCTCCAGAAAAAAGTAAAGGTGACTAAGATGAACAAAGGCACTAAAATAGAAACTGATCCAGAAATGGAAAGAACAGCAAAAGCTCTAAAACAGTACCAAACTCGTGGGCCAATTAGCAGTGCAGATAGAGCTATGGCAGGATTAGTAGCCACCGCGCCAGATTTTGGGCGCGCAGCGGCGGCTATGCCGAAAGTAACGTTAAGGCGTGATCGTATTGCTGAAGCACGGCCTGATCTTCGGAAAAAAGAGAAGCCAACAGGTATTAATGAAGCACGGCCTGATCTTCGGAAAAAAGAGAAGATATCAAAAAGGGACTACCAACCTTTTACAAGCTCAATGATGGATGAAAAAAAAGAAAGAGCAGGGGCAAACCGTGGAGGAATGAAGGCAGGGTCAAACCGTGGAGGAATGAAGGTTGAAAAGAAAGCTA